GTTCCACAGTCCGTGGGGCAAGATTTCAGTAAGGCCGATAAAGGCAAAACTTTTAAACGAGGTGGTGATATGGCTACGAAGAAGATGAACCCTTTCGCAAAATTTGAAGCATCCGCTAAAGATAAAGCAATGGACAAAAAAGAAATGGGTATGAAGAAAATGGCTAAAGGCGGTTCCGCATCTAGCCGCGCTGACGGTGTTGCCACAAAAGGTAAGACTAAAGGTACGTTTGTAACGATGAAAAAGGGCGGCAAAGCCTGCTAAGGAGCCCTCATGGCTGACGTTAAATACCCCGATTCTGTTCCAGTGGATGAACCCGTGGCTAAGAAGCCTAAGCCTAAACCTGCACCTAAACCACCCATGTACCCTGACTCGGTACCTGTAGATGAACCTGTTAAGCGCATGGCTAAAGGTGGTTCTGCGTCTAGCCGTGCTGATGGTATTGCCCAGCGTGGTAAGACCCGTGGAAAGATGTGCTGACATGAGACCCAGCCGGGGCATGGGCGATATCGCCCCATCCAAAATGCCCGGGGGGAAGAAAACCCCTCGTAGGGATAGTACTGACTTCACGCAGTACAAAGAGGGTGGTAAGGTAAATGCTGCGGGTAATTACACCAAGCCCAGCCTTCGTAAGAAGATTGTGGCCCAAGTAAAGGCAGCGGCTACCCAAGGTACTGGTGCGGGGCAATGGTCGGCCAGAAAAAGCCAGTTGGTAGCCAAGAAGTACAAGGCTTCTGGTGGGGGATATAGAGATTGAAAGCGCCGCAGCAATCCCTTAAAAATTGGGGTGACCAGAAATGGCGCACCAAGTCGGGAAAGCCTTCGTCAAAAACAGGTGAGCGGTATTTACCTGAAGCTGCTATAAAATCCTTGTCACCGGCTGAGTATGCAGCCACCACCAAAGCAAAACGTGCGGGCAAAGCGGCGGGTAAGCAGTTTGTGGCGCAACCCAAAACTATAGCAAAGAAAACAGCAGGGTTTAGATAATGGCTAATACCACCGGTACGACGACCTTTAACCTCGACATGAACGACCTCATTGAAGAGGCGTTTGAGCGTTGCGGTCAAGAGTTGCGTACTGGATACAACTTTCGCACTGCTCGTCGTTCGTTAAACATTTTGACGATTGAGTGGGCTAACCGTGGGTTGAACTTTTGGACGGTAGAGCAAGGGCAAATCCCGCTAGTTACTGGGCAAGCCATTTATCCCCTGCCCGTTAACACAATTGATATCTTGGATTCTGTTATTCGCCAGAACAACAGCACTACCAACCAGATTGATATCAACATCAGCCGGATTGCCGAACCTACGTACATGAGCATCCCTAACAAGTTGGCTCAAGGTCGTCCAATCCAGATGTGGTTTAACCGCCAATCGGGCCAGCAAAATACAACAAGTATTGTTATAAACCAAACAGGTGGGATTACAGCTACGGATACAACTATTACGGTATCTTCAGTAGCTAATCTGACCACTTCTGGGTTTATACAAATAGACAATGAAATTATCAGCTACCCTAACATCGTAGGTAACCAGTTGGTTAATTGCGCCCGTGGGCAGAACAATACGACTGCTGCAACCCATGCTAATGGCGCGTCATTGATTGTCCAAAACACCCCATGTGTCAACATTTGGCCTACTCCTAATGCGCCGGGTGACCAGTACACACTGGTGTATTACCGTATGCGCAGGATTCAAGACGCTGGTAGCGGCGTTAGCGTGCAGGATATCCCATTCCGTTTTATCCCCTGCATGGTTGCGGGGTTGGCCTATCAATTAGGCATGAAGCTGCCTGATGTAAGCCCTGATCGGGTCACAGCATTGAAGATGGAATATGAGCAGCAGTGGGACATTGCTTCTGCGGAAGACCGGGATACATCGCCGTTAAGATTTGTTCCAAGGAACATGTTCTATGCCTAATCGGTTTGCTTCTGGTAAATTTGCAATTTCCGAATGTGATCGGTGTGGGCAACGCTACAAGTTAAAAGAGCTTAGGACACAAACAGTAAAAACCAAACCATTTAAGGTAAAAGTTTGTAAGGCTTGCTGGGATCCTGACCATCCGCAATTGCTATTGGGTATGTATCCAGTCAATGACCCGCAAGCGGTACGGGAGCCAAGGCCAGACGTAAGTTATTTGATGGCTGGACAAACTGGACTACAGATTTTGGATAATAATAGCAGCAATGTAAATGCTTTTGGGTATCCTTCTGGTGGTTCAAGGGAAATTCAATGGGGTTGGGCTCCGGTAGGTGGGTCTAGCAATTTTGATGCAGTTCTAACACCCAATTACTTGGTTGGAACTACAAGTGTTGGTACAGTAACGGTTTCATAGGAGTTAATAATGGATACGAAACAAGTAAAACAGATCGCTGATACCGAGGCCAAGAAAATGGTCAAGGGTCATGAGAGCCGCATGCATGCCAAGGGCATGAAAAAAGGTGGCCCTACTAGCGCAGATCGTAAGAAGTACGGCAAAAATATGTCCCGTGCAATGAACCAAAAGGGGTAAGCTATGGCATACACTATGAAACAAGGCGGCAAAGAAGTTGGCCCTGCTACCGTCTATGCAAAACCGCATACGATGGATGGTAGTGCTATGAGCATTTCTTCTACCCCCGGTAAAGAGCCAAATCGTAGCAAGCTGGAAACCAACGATATTTCTCTTGGTCAGTTTAGCAAGTCCGCTGGTGACGAGCCAATTAAGACTGACGGCATCAAAATCCGTGGTACTGGCTGCGCAACTAAAGGTGTGATGGCACGAGGCCCGATGGCATGAACTACTCTGAGCTTTCGTCGGCAATACAGACTTATACGGAAAACAACTTTCCGGCGATTACCCTTGCGGACTCGTCTACTGTATCGTCTACATCTCAGATCAACCGCTTCATTGAGCAAGCTGAACAGCGCATCTACAACTCGGTGCAGTTCCCCTCGTTGCGTAAGAACGTGACAGGGACAGTAACAGCCAATAACAAGTACTTGTCATGCCCTAATGACTTTTTAGCTTCGTATTCGTTGGCAGTGTTTCCTTATGGCGGCGGGGATTACGCGTTCCTGCTCAATAAAGATGTCAACTATATTAGAGAGGCGTATCCAAGTTCAACTGATACTGGCACTCCTAAGTACTACGCACTATTTGGCCCAACGGTAGCAAGCTCCACAATTTCCAACGAGTTGAGCTTTATCCTTGGCCCTACACCAGATACTACGTACTCCGTAGAGCTTCACTACTACTACTACCCCGAGTCGATTACTACCGCTACGACTACTTGGCTAGGCGATAACTTTGACAGTGTGCTGTTGTATGGCGCATTGGTAGAAGCGTATTCCTATATGAAAGGTGAAACCGACCTACTTTCTTTATACGATACCAAATACAAAGAAGCACTGGCCCTTGCCAAACGCCTTGGCGATGGACTTGAAAGACAGGATGCGTACCGTAGTGGTCAGTACCGCCAAGCCGTAACATGATACCAAGCACACGCAAAGAGGCACTAGCTGGGGGGTACAAAACGTACTCTACTGGCGCTGCGTGCCTGCGCGGACATGTAACAAATCGGCGGGCAAAAACCGGGGAATGTCTTGCATGCAGGGCAGAGCATCTTATTGTTTGGCGCAAGAAAAACCCCAAAAGCGTAAAGCAGCACAATGACACGCAGTACGTGAATCACACGGAAAAAATAAAAGCGCATGTTAAAAAATGGGCTAAAGAAAATCCAGCTAAGGTATTAACATACACACGCGCTTCACAAACAAAAAAACGTATGCGTAACCCCAAATGGCTTACGGCAGATGAAAAGTGGATGATTGGGCAGGCGTATGAACTAGCGGCCTTACGCACTAAGACGTTTGGGTTTTCTTGGCACGTAGATCACATTCTTCCACTTCAAGGCAAGATGGTATCTGGACTACATACACCGTACAATCTGCAAGTCATTCCGGGAGCAGAAAATGTTCGCAAGTCCAACAGCTTTGAGGTAGCGGCATGAGCATCGTCCAGACCCAGACCACCAGCTTCAAGAAGGAGTTGTATCAGGCTA